AGGTCAAAGCCATTTTAAATTACTCCTCAAACTTTCCTTGCTTCTTCAGCCACTCTTTAACAGCATTGTTTGCATCCTTCATATGACCACTTCTGCGTAGACTATCTTTGGCTCTGTTGAGGTTATCAACAACTTGTGTATGCGTTTTCCCACTACCCTCTACGAGAGTACCTTTTTGCAAATTTTTAACCTGTGCTTTTAATTTTTGCTGTGTTGCAACTTGTGTGGGGGATAAGTCCTCTTTTGCTAAAGCAAGAGCTACTCTCAACCCACTAGGGTTATTTGCAATTTCTGGATTACGCATATACATATCCATTTTTTGAAATAGAGGGCTTTTAATATTCCAACCCAAGAATGTCCCGTTATTATCTCTAATGGCTATTTCTGGGTTTCTTTGAAGAATATAGTTAAATGATTGGCTTCTCACTTTTTCAAAGTTTTGCTTTTCGCTAAGAGATTGAATCTCTTTCTTAACTATGTTCGAATATTTTTCTTCCTCTAATTTTTCAATTTCTTGGATAGCCCAAGTCCTATGTTCTGGTTCTGTATCTGGATTAGCAATAAACGCTGTAAGTTGGGCTTTAGTGTACTTTTGTTTATTGTTAGATTGAAGATTCTGAACCATAGTTTTCAATTCAGAAAGCTGTGCTCCAGTATCTTCGTACTTCCGTTTCATCTCCATATACCTGTTTTGATAAGGTACACCCATTTCATCTACTTCAGATAATACTGGTTTACCACCACCAGAAGGTGTATCTTCAGTAGAATCAGGAGAATCAACTTCACCTTGAGACTGGTCGTTAGCCTCCGTTACGGCCTCTTCCGTAGTGGACGAATCTACGTTTACATCCTGTTTTTCTTCTTCCATAAATCTCCTTGTGTTTAACGCCTACTTGGCGAGTTTCGTGGTATATTTTTTACCTTTCCACATAAAGGTTTTTTTTCCACTTTCTCTCGCTAAAGAAAAAGCTTCTTTAAACTCTATTGTTTCTTTTGGTTTATTTTTTGTTTTTAATTCTGAATGAAAATCGTGTGCTCCAGAAGAATATGTTTTTTCGTATACCTTACCCCAATTAGGGTCTGCTAATTTAGGATTATAATAATGGTCTGCTCCACCTGTAGGGTCTGGTATTTTTCCCTCGTCTACAGCCTTTCTTAATTGAGATGCTCTTTTTAAATACCATTGTTCATCTTCTGTAAGTTTTCCAGTAGCAGCTTTATTCCATTCATTGCCACCTACACCAGTAAATTGTTTTGGTGCGAATATAACTTCATCTTCACTTGCCCCAAATCTTTTTGGTCTATTAACTCTATTTTTAACAACCCAGAGTATACCAACAGCATCTTTATTAAAAGCTTTTCGGCTCGTTTTAGTTGCTTCTGAAAATGTTAACATATCTTTATTATTTGGCATTTCTACTCCTCTGGTATTTCTTTAGTAATCTTTGAACTTGTGATATTGATAATGATTGTTCTTCTTTCTTACTTTCTTTTTTAACTTTCCTTTCTGACCAATCAGGATATTTTCTATGCAATTCTTCGTGAACTATTGTATTTACTAAATCACCCTTTCTTGGGTTTACTCTTATAACTTGTTTATCGTAATCTATCTCACCGTAATCGTGCATAGACCTATCTACCTTTCTCACAAACCCTTTTCTTTTTTTATTTGCCATATTAGTCCTCCAATATGGTTTCATTGTCATAGTCCTTGTCTATTTCGTTTTGCGGGTTTCTAATAATCTCTAACCTTTCTTGTGCAGTCTTTAAATCTGAAGCATATTTATCTTTGATGTTAAGTATGTGCATAACTGACATCTTTAGTTCTCTTGCTCTTTTAAGTTTTTCTTCTTCAAAGATATTCTGCCAATTATCATCAAGATACTTTCTTTGTCCTTCCATATCCTTGATAATAATTTTCCAAACTGGTGAATTGTCAATGTCATTAATAACAGTGTTACATTCTCCTATCTTTTCTATTAGTTCATTCTCCTCCTGCACCAGTACCCTCCTTTGCTGATAATTTACCTACAGAATCAGCTAATTTAGTAAACATATCAAACCCCTGTAATTCATGCTCCGAATCTTCATTCTGCCTTCTATTCTTTTCGTTTAGAAATCTTCCTTGTATATCAGGTTGGATACCACGCTTCTGGAGTATCTGCATTTTTTCACCATCAGTTAAATCATCACCTTTTAATCTAATGAAATCTGATTCATCTCTCATCTTTTGTTCCTTAGCTTCTTGTTGTCGTGCCTGCATCATTTGGGCTATCTGTTCTGGTGTAGCGACTAATTCTTCCCAATTAGGAATATCTAATTCTTGATAAAATCTCTTGTAAGCATTAGCAACATGCATAGGAGTTATAACACCCATTTGTATTGCTATTTGATTTTGTGAACCCATCATAATCTGTTGGGCTTTCTGCATTTTAATCTGTGGGTTAGTATTCTGGTCGTTTCCTCTTACTGATATTGTGTATTTTCCTTGTACTTCTTCTCTGGATAGTTTTATCTTTTCTCCACCTTTCCTTGCGTCTTGACCAAAGTAAATAAACTCATAACTATCATCTCCATACTGCGACCATAAATCCCATATCCAATTAAACAAATCAGAGAAACAACTTCTAAACATATCAGCGTCTAACGAGAAAACTTGTTGCATATTCTGTTGTTGCATTTGTACTTCACCAAGAGTTCTTGGCTGACGTTTGTTTATCATTGACTGTAAAGAGAAATCAACTTGTCCGATAAGTTCTTCAACCTTTGTTTCAAGAATCATCTGCTCTCTTTCATAAGAAAATTCAACATTAGGATTGTGAGAGTTTAATGGGGCAATCAAATCATTTAGCGGCATCATTCCTGTTGCCGGGATACCCTGACCAAAGATGAATTGTGTAGTCTTTGGGTTTATCATTCCTGACCGATATACAAAAGTTGGTGCATTAGTGATAGTCTGTCTATCTACCTTCTGCATATGTTGTATGTCAATCTCTTTTACAATATCTTCTATTAATTCAGGGATTCCCCTGTGTGAGAACCACCTATCGGCAGTTAATTCGTAAAATAGCTTTACGAAGGGGAATTTCCCTGAATAGAAAGGAAGGGTTATTTTCCGTAACTCCTTATTGAAATCAGGGGCTACGGTAATTACACATTTTTCTTCTGTTCCGTCATTGTTAATATCATACCAACAATAACATTCCCATATCTTTACAAGATTGTTAACTGACTGTAATCTTTCTATACCTTCTCTTTGGTCTTTAGTAACATCTATTTTTTTATCAGAAAGGTCTACATCTTGGCTATTTTCAATATCCTGTACACCTTCTATAGACCAATTCTTATGTTTAGCGTTGCTTTTTAATTCGTGTAATGGTAAGTAAAATTCGTGTATTAAGTATTGTGCTGATTGTGGGTCAAATCCGCAAGTAGTAGGAACGTATACTCTTTCAGGTTCACATAATGATATATCTGGACAATTATATAATACATCTTGCAACTCAAACTTAACTTCTGATTTACCCGATAAAATCTCACCTGTAACTCTCGAAATCTCGGTTTTGTTATTCTCAATAACAAGTTCACTTAAATCAGCTTCAAGTCTTTGTGCGATAGCCTGTTCTGCTTCTTCTTGCGTCCTATTGGAATCAAACAACCACATAGCTTCTTCCAAGCTTATGTCGTCTAATGATAATTCTTCTATCCTGTTGGTTATCTCTATTTTCCAATGTGGTTTTAATAGAAAGAATCCTTTTTCTAATACTTGGTCTATGGCTATCAAAGACTTGCTCTTAATCTTCATCTTCTCCATAATTAAATGGTCTAAGAACTTTTCTATTTTCATAGCTGTATTCCAAGAACCATTAGGAGATGGGATAGCTTGGACTATTGGTCTTATACCAAAAATGACATTAGCAAGAGCTGCTTTTACTTTTCTTATTTTTGTTTCTATAGTAGGCATACGAAGATTAGCACACCCAGCAAATGGGAAGTTCTTTTTCTTCTTGATTCTCATTCTCATTCTATGCCATTTATCTTGTGATGTACGCCAAGCTTCTGTCCAGTTTTCAGAGTCCTCCTGCCATTGTTTTATTTTTGTAACTACACCACTTTTACCACCTACCATACTTTTGGCTGGTTGTGGTTTATCGGTTGTTGACCATTTAACCATTTAATACTCCTTTAATATCCATAATCAAAAACAGCTTGTTGTTTTTCTTCTGGCAATAATTCTCCGTATCTACCTCTTTCTGGCACACTCACTTCTACTGAATTAGGTTGTAATAATTGTTCTGCATATGCCAGTGTATCTACTATATCGTCCCATCTACTCGAACCGATAGATAGTAATTCATCTTTAGCTTCTTCGTGATTAGAGTGTATATAATATTTTCCTGATTCAAACAATGGCTGTAATGAAGCTATTATCCTATCTTTTTTTGCTCTTATTGTTTTATCTGTACCCCTTTTAAATGAATTTTTTAATTCCATAAAAGGTGGATATACTTTTCTTTCCTCTGCTCTTTTCAAAACTGATTTGTAAAACTCTTTCTCTACCCCCGCACTTGGGATACCTATTGCTAAAATCTTATCTTTATTCTGCAACCACATATTTATGAAAGAATCAATAAACTCTCCTGTAGGTTTATGGGTTCTTACATATGTTTCTAAGTATCTATTATTATGGACATCTATAGACACCATTGAGGCTACCTTGAAGTCTGCCTTTTCTTCTTCTGAATATGCGGGGTCTACCGCAATAACAATATTCCTCTGGTCTGGTAATTCTGTCCAGTATCTAATCTGATTCTGTTTTATCGGTGCTGATTCGTCCAACAATGGATTATTTAAGTATTCAGATGCAAAAGCTGTAGAACCTATCTCTCTTTTCCTTGCTTGTAATCTCTTATGATTCCATAAGGACGCCCATAACTCGTGTCCTTTTTCTTGCCTTTCGTCTATATATGCTTTGTACTTTCTTTTCTCCCAATTATTATCGGAATCTAATATTTCCTGTAATAAAGCCAAAGGGGAGATGATTGTGCCTATCCACACGAACTGACCGTCAGGCATTAGTGTGTTAAGACAGGCTTTAAACACCCAACTTCTGAGTTTATCTCTTTGTTCAGTGGATGCTACGCTTTCATCTGTTTCAATATCATCTAATATGATTAAATCAGGTCTAAAACCTCTTATCTGACCACCTGCTCCCCTGGCTCTAATGTTAGTTTTAATCGGATTAGATAGAATTAAGTGATTTTCTGTCCATTTAGTAGATGATAGGTCTTTAAATATGTCTAAAAACAACGGATTAGTTTCTATTTCAGTCCGTATCTTCCTTAACCACTCTATCGCAAGGGTCTCTGACGCTGAAATTATGCAAATATCCTTCTTCTTTAAGGTCAATGCACACCAGAGAGGATAAAAGACACTGCATATCATAGATTTAGCAAATCCTCTTGGTGCTGCTAAGGCTAATCTTTTCTTCTTCTGGACTAATTCGTATATTTCTCTATGGAAATCAGGAATATCAGAGGTAATAAAATGTGGTAGTCCCTCTTGAACGAAGGCTATCAAGCTCTTTTCCCAACCTCTATAGATTTCTTTATTTACGTCTTTTGGCACTATGTCCTTTGGTAGCGTTTTTCTTTTTCTTTGATTTTCT